TGCAGAAGTTATTTTACAGCACTGATCTCATTACTAACTGTAACACTGCTTCTGTTGCGGCTGCTAAAATTAGTAAAATGATGCTATGGGGAGATTACGTCTATCTTGATGTTGAGGAGAGGCGGCGTTTTGTTGCAAATACACATGAATATCTGATTGAGCAGATTCAATATACACCGAGTATTGCCATTCCGCCTGGAAGTACATCTTCCACTGTCCGCATTGAATTTAATCATCCGTGCCGCGAATTCATCTGGGTTATCCAGCGTGATGCAGTGACGCAGTTTCACGAGTGGTTTAATTACAGTAGCTTAGCTACGAGTGAAGTTGGTATAAGACAAGATCTTCTTGATACTGCACTTATCCAGCTCGATGGACAGGATCGTTTTGATGCTCGCGATGCTGGATACTTCCGCCTTGTCCAGCCTTGGCAATACCATACAAATGTTCCTAGCGATGACTTTATTTATCTCTATAGTTTTGCTCTCCGCCCTGAAGATTTACAGCCGAGTGGAAGTATGAATGCTTCACGTGTTGATAATATTAATGTTATGGTGACCCTTGTTGCAGATGCAAATCTGTCTCCTGCACGTGGAAATGCTAGTATTCGTGTCTATGCTACGAATCATAATATTTTCCGCGTGGTGAATGGGTTTGGCGGTGTTCTATTCACTATATAAGCATAGCTTAACGTAGGATGGCGGGACTTCTTTCCAAAGCAAAAGGTCTTGTTTCAGGAGCAAAAGATGCAGCTGCTGGTGCTGTTGCAACCGCTGCTGCTACAGCTGCATTTTCTAGTATTCAAAAGAGCATCGCAACAGCATCTCCCACTAACACTGATATTCCGGCCTGGTTATTCCGATTACTCGCAATCTTTCCAACAGGTATCCTTGGTGTTCTAGATCACGGATATGCTCTGAACTCCATTTATTCAGGTATGGCAAAAGGAATTGTAAATCTTATAACGGTGCTTGTGTTATATTTAGTAATCCTTTTTATTGCACCAGAATTCAAAGATTTAAATACAATAGCTCTATTTATTTTACCTTTATTTAGTGCATGGTATGTCTTTGATTTACTTCAGTGCTTTGATGATAAAAAGCTTGAGACTACAGGATTATTAATACCTTTTTTTCAAGATATGGCCCCTATTACTGCTGGTTATAAACCAAGCACAGAAAGTCTTACTGGAAAGGGTAAAATATTATTAAATATATTTTTCACAACTCTGATTGGCATTGTATGGGGTATTACGAGTTATTTCACATATCTTCCTGGTGCAGTTGGAAATATATTTGGAACTATTTCTAAAGTTGCTCTTGCAGGAACAGGGGCTATCGCTTCCTATACCGCCTATTCAATCTATTCGCAGTTTATTCCGACACCTGCATCATTGCTTTCTGGCGCTGCAGGTCTTGCGGGTGTTCCTGGTCTATCTAGTCTTGCTGGAGCATCTGGTCTCGCTGGAGCATCTGGTCTCGCTGGCATGGCAGCCGCATCGCCTCTTGCTGGTAAAGCCGCAGGCCTTGCAAGTCTAGCATCTGCATCTCCACTTGCTGGCAAACTCCCAGGCTTTTTACAACGCGGTGGTGGCAGTGGAACTCTCGAACACCTCGTCCTCCTTTCTGCAGTAGGTTTCACACTTTCTTCTCTAAGGTCTAATGGTGACTTAAAAATAACTGGCGCCGATAAACAGGATGGACCCTCTGGCAACACAGGAACAGTTTGAGATTCTGATTGGCAAGAATACTGAACCCGTGAAGGAACCTGTTCCTTCTCTCGTGATTGTCTATTTTACTGCAAAGTGGTGCGGTGCATGCCGTCGCCTGAATCTGCCCATGATTGTTGGCAGTACTTCACCCGACGTGAAGTGGCTCAAGTGTGATATTGATGAGAATGATTATACTGCTGGATACTGTGGTATTACTTCAATCCCTACATTTTTAGCCATCCATGAAAAGAAGATTCTTGGAACTATGAAGTCCTCCGATACTGCAACTGTAGTCGAATGGATTAAGAGTTTTCCTCAATTGTTTGATGGAAAAAAGATATAATGTCGTGAGATATTTGTTGGTACAATAAATTTAAGAAAAGTACCAACTTTAGGATGTACGATACTCTCATCGTTGGTGGGGGGATTTCTGGCCTCTATGTGGCCAGAGAACTCTTAAAGAAGAACCCGTCTAAACGTGTTGTTCTTTGTGAAAAATCAAAATATCTTGGCGGGCGTGCTTATACTTATCACCATGAAGGGCTACATTGGGAAGCAGGCGCTGGGAGAATTTCAACAGACCATACAATCCTACTTGGCCTTATTAAGGAGTATGATCTAGAAACGGTGCCCATAGGATCCTCTATGCGGTACCGCGAAAATGGTGCAGCCCTCTTTGAAGAGAATATCTTCGAACCTTCATTCCCTATTCTCCTTGACCCTCTTCGACGCCTTTCCCACGGCCTCTTAACCAACTATACAATTAAGGAACTTCTAACTTTTATCCACGGAGCCGCAACAACGAAGAAGTACTTGGATCGTTTCCCTTATTACTCTGAAGTCAATATTATGCGCGCAGAATCTGCACTCCGTGAATTTGCACATGAGATGCATGACCATAGTGGTTTTGTAGTTATCAAAAAGGGATTCTCTGAACTTATTGCGCGCATGGTCAAAGATCTTAAAAAACGAGGTCTAGAAATTCTAACTGAGCATACACTTCTTAATGTGAGCGAAGGAGAAGCTGAGTTTGAACAGAAAACAATCCGTGCGCGGCGCATCATAGTTACACTTCCTGCAGATGCACTTTCTAAGATTCCTGTTTTCAAGCGATGGCCTCTTCTAGACCACGTGCAAATGGAGCCTCTTCTACGTATCTATGCTGTCTTTGATGAACCGTGGTTTCACGATATTGGTCGCGTGGCGACCGCTTCCCCCATTCGCTACTTTATCCCCGCGGGTGAAAAGGTCGCTATGATCAGCTATACGGATTCTATCTATACGCGCCCTTACGTCGATCTTGACGAAAAGAAGATTATGAAAGATCTGCGCGAACTCTTTCCTGAGAAAGATATCCCTGATCCTCTTTTCATGAAGAGCCACTATTGGCAAGATGGGGTTACCTATTGGCTCCCTGGACCGTGGGAACCAGAAAAGGATTCCGTGGCTGCACTGCAACCGTTTCCCAAGAAATGCCCAAATCTTTTTCTATGTGGTGAAAGTTTCTCGCTCCGCCAAGGATGGGTTGAAGGTGCATTGGAACATGCAGATAAACTCTTGGATTATATAAGATGAACGCTCACGTCATTGTATCGACGTTCCACATCCTTTTCGTTGTGCCCCTTTTCCTCTATGTTGCATTCACGCGCGCTGCAACCTCTGAGGCTGTCTATTGGAGTGTATTTGCACTTGGTCTCTTTGTTTTTGTCTATCATTCATACAAGGCATCTGTTCGCTACATGGCCGCCTCAACGTATCTGTGGGTCAATCTTCTACATTGCTTAGTGATTGCACCTCTGATGATCTATATTGGATATCTTGGAAAGAAGACTCCGAGACCCGCATATGAACTTCTGGCAATCCTTGGATTCGGCGCCCTTGGATACCACATGTATAATATTGTCACACAGCTCCAGCTTGTAGATAAAGATGATACTTAAATTTAAGTATCATCGTTAATAAAATTGATACTTACGCTGTTGTAAAGGGTTACCAATACAAATGCTTGATCCTTTGGCCAATATTGTGAATCCGTTTCTTTTGAATAGCACATCTCGGTGGAGCGTACTTGGAGATGACAATCTACGGGAAATTCGAGCTGCCATTATGAATGCCTATACGCTAGGAAAGAATGAGGCTACGGAACAGTTTGCAAATAAGGTGAATGTTATTATTGAAAAGACAAATGCCCTTGCTGATGATATTATTACTCTTAATAATGATCTATCAAACTATGTGATGTTTCATGATCTTCCTGCTCTTATCCCTGTACCTGCTCTAAGGCAGCAGAATAACATCTATCATGCAGCGCCTCTACAGGAAAATAACTACTGGACAGCACTGTGTGCTCGCAAGTTTGTTCGCACACTCTTTTGTGGTATCAGACACTTGTCGTTCGAAGAGAATATGAAGTTGATTGCAGCTCGTGTAAATATGCCTGTGAATGAACTCATGGAAAAGAACCCTATTGTAATTGGCCGCTTGCTTGATCTCTGGGATTGGCAACTCAAGAATATCCTCGGCGGTTCCTATTATACATTTCGCGCAGCAACACGTTAAAGTTGGTACTTAAAATTAATGTCCAACGACGTTAAATAAAATTGAAACTGCTCGCAGCCATTTGAATCGTGATCAAAAATGCGAAGCTCTACTTTCTTCGAATATTTGAAGCAAACGGTGAAGCCGCCTATCTACATTGACTCTGGAAAGACATCCATTCATACGAGTGTTATTGTTTTAAAGGGCGAGATTCTTGCTGCAACAACAAATAAGGTTGGCTACCGATCGCGAAAAACAAGAATTGGTTCGCGATATAGTGAGAGAAATTCCTACCCAGCCTGTACAATTCATGCAGAGATTGCTGTACTTAGGCTTGTAGGAGATGTTACTAAATTGCGCGGAGCTGATATGTACGTATGGCGCCTCAGCTCTTCGCAAGAGAAAACACTGAATTCGAAACCGTGTTCAGAGTGTCAATGTGTGCTTGAAAAGTGTATTCGTGAGTATGGTCTTAGGCATGTCTATTATTCTGTCTCGGTCTAATGATTATCTAAAAAAATAATTTTTTTAGAGTCATGACCTTATTAAATGATTTGCATCAGAAACTTGTATCTCTGTGTATCATTAATCGCAATACAGTCACTTGCGTGATAATAGAATGCTGTATTTGACTGAAACTCCTTCTTACAGACCTTACATCCTAGATTTTCCTCTGCTAGAATCTTCTCAACCTCTGCCTTGCAATGCTTTCGTACATAATGGATAATTCGGTTGCCCTGTGTAAGCGTTTGGAACTGGCATCCGTCGATTGGGCACTTGTAAAAGACTGCAGTCTTTGCCTCCGTTGATTCCTTGTGCTTTGCAGCACGATGAATATCTAGAGTTCGCTGAAACTGGAACTTCTTTTTACACGTTGCGCACTCGAAAGGAAGATCTCCATCATGGCGCTTCAAATGATAATGCATAGTGTTCTGATTCTTCTTCTTTTCAGGACAGTGGGGACAGATAAATAATCCATTTTCATCGCGCTTATATGTATAGGTCATGTGACCCTTACAATTGGGGTTATCCGTTTCAATTTTACTTTACCGTTACTTAAAACTACAATACAGATTCTTCCAGATGACCATTACGATCCTAACACTCGTAATTGGCGCTGATTTTAGAAAAGGATTAGCCAGGGCTCTTGATTCGAAGAGAGCCTATGCTGCACGTCACGGATACACTTATATCGAAGGTGATGAGAAATATTGGAATCGCGATAAGCCTGTCCCATGGTCAAAGATTCCATTTATCCTTGATGTCTTGAGTAAGCTTCCTGAAGGGGCGCTCGTGTGGCTTTCTGATGCAGATGTCTATATCACAAACCCTGCACTCCGAGTGGAAGATCAGATGGTCCCTCTTCTTCCTCCTTCCAAGGATCTCCTCATGTCGATCGATGCTTGCGCGCATATTAATAGTGGAAATATCCTGATGAGAAATACTCCGTGGCTCCGTGACTACTGGAAGCGCGTAGATGAACAGACTGATTTGACATACCATATCTGGTGGGAGAATGCCGCAATGATCAAGCTTCTGGAAACGGTTCCTGATGATCTTGCACATACGGAGCTGAGTAATCGGCACAAGCTATTTAATGCATATCTTCGTGGTGTTCCTCGTGAGCCTCTGTGGGAACCTGGTGATTTCCTCGTACATTTTGCAGGTGTCTATAAGGCTGAACAGATGAATACACTCATGGACCGAATTGATCGCGGGGAGGTCCCGAGAATGTCGATGTGGGAATAATTTCTTGATACTTAATATAGAAT